TGCCAGTTATGTTTGATAGTTGGAAAAATTCTCCAGCAGCTAAATTCTGACAAGTAATACCGACAGATGGAGGATTACTATTTTGACCAGCATCAAGTCCAGTAGCTCCTGTAAAGAAAGCATTAGCAAAAGTTACATTTGTAGATCCGTTGGCTGTAAGTACATTACTTTGTTCAGTTCTTCTTAGTAATGAAGCAGTAAAACCAAGCTCAGTAATTTTTATATTCTGTGCTGGATCGTTTGTTGTTAGCTCTGCTCTAAACCTAAAACCTCTACCTTTTTGAGTTCCATTAGCAAAAGTGTTGAAAGGTTTGTTGGTAAAGTCTGAATTTGCATAGTTTGAACCACTAGGAGCAGTGGATGTCTGTGCAACAAGTATTTTTGCGTTTACATCTGTAGCTTCTGCTCCATCAAAATCTGTCCAAGTATCAATTAATTCTGTTCTTGAATCAAATAAAGTACCAATATAAAACCCCTCTGTAAGGAAATGTCGTTTTAAATCCAAACTGAAAACACCTTGCAGATCAAGGAAATTATCGAAGTCATAGTGACCTTTCATATTCCGTTTCACCACCACATCTCCTGATGTAGTTTGTCCAACACTTGCAGTAACGGTAAAAACATTTGCATTAGTTACAGAAGCAACCGCAAAATCACCATCAACTGCATTTCCAGTTGTGTAATCTATTTCCACAACTTGACCCTGTGTAACACCATGACCAGTAGAAGTTATGGTAACTGTAGTTCCTGATTGAGTATACGTTCCAGTTAACCTGGCTGGATTATCAAGCATTAAAGAACTACTTGCAGCGTCATATCTGATATTGACTAAATCACCTTGAAACTGAGGATTATCATTATCTTCTCTTCTTGTTAATGCTGTTAGTTCAGATAAGTTATCAGGGAGATCAATAACTACACTTGTTTCACCTTTACTAAATCTACCTCCATCATCTTGAAACTTTAAAATATATTCCCCTTCTAAAAACGGAACAACAGCTTGTGTGGAGTTACCTGGTAAAGCATCTATTAAATCAACAGCATTAGCAAAAGTTCCTGTACCATCTGTTTTTGTAGAGTGTCTTACATATACAAATCCACCATGAGTAACATCAATATCTTTTGCAATATTCCATCTAAGTCTTATTAATTTATCTGAGAAAGGTTCAATGGATAAACCTGTTACATTATCTGGTACAGCAGTTTTACCAACTGCATTAAATGTTATATCAGTGGATGAAGAACTTAGTTGTAGTGCTGTGTTATAGCTAAATACTTGTATTTCATACGTTCCAATAGAAGTGTTAAATATTTCAAAATCAGGAGATGATACGGAGGTAGAAACAAAGTTACCGTTGTTAAAACGATAGTTAACTTGATACTGAGTAACACCAGCAATAGGTTGCCAACTAATAATTAATTTAGAAACTGCTCTATTATTTATTACGACTAATTTTTCTTCAGCGACAAGAGCAGAAGGTGGTGGCTTTGGAAGATTTAATACAGATACAGTTCTTTCTGGTAATACAAAAGTTGGATCTTCAATAAAGTTATATTTTTGATCGACATAAGATAAAGCTGTTATCGCATAGTTAACTCCGTCTTGTTCCTCAACTGTTATTACTCTAAATTTTTGAGACAAAACTTCATCATTTTCTAATAACCAAACACTATTTACATTTGGTATTGTACTAAAATTTGGTGTTACAAATATTTGACCATCTATAATATTGTTGACATCTCTTTTGTTTACAGTTCCATCTGGAAGAATAACACTTACTTTTGGATTGTTTCCAGTCGGTAAATTTGTTTCGGAAGTATTATCTACAGTAATAGTATTGCTAGTAGCAGCTTTTATTCTTCCTCCTCTTCTTATTCCAGAACGAACAGGATCAGCAATATCTATCACAGCACCAGGTCTAACGACTACTCCCGAATCTATAGAAGTTGCAAAAGCCACTACTTCTGATTCATTTTGTTCAGCAAAAAGAATAGCTTTTCCAAAGCGTTGTGCCTGACCTCTTGAAGTACATCCGAAAGCCTTTACCTGTTTAGTAATTATTCCATACTTTTGTTGTGCAGGAATATCATCTACAAGTTCAAAATCTATTTCTCTACTGTCCATATTAAAATATGAAACGGCTACTGCTGTATGTCTAGTTTTTAAACTGCTGCCAGAATAACTAAACCCTTCTTCAGTAACATTAGCCAAAGTAAATAAATAACTAGAATCTTTAGGACTATCTTGAGCAAGTGTAATTGTTCCTGCTGTCCAAATAGGCATACAACGCATTACACTAGCTAAATCATTTATTAATTCAAAAGCATCACTAGAAGATTGTATATTTGCATTACAACTAAATCTAGGCTCTAATTCATTTCCAAAACCACTTCTGACAAGTGTATTAGCAAATTTACTGGCGGTTACAAAAGAAAATAAGTCTAAGTTTTCATATCGTTTGGCATCAGTGCTTTGATCTGGAGAAATGTGCACACCAAATCCGTACCTTTGTTCCGTGAGAAGATCGAGTAGCACCATACTTGGGCACGAGGTCCATTGGGCTGGCCCCATAACTCCATTGAAAATGTAACCATCTGGATAAACTATTCTGCCAGTATTACTATCTACAGTTGGCGTTCCAGAATTATTTGCACCTGCTCCTGGAATCCTTACTTTTATACCTCTAATTCTGAACTTTCTAGAAGGTATAGAGGAGAACTGCATAGAGTCCAAGCGAAGCGAAGAGTATGCACTATCAGCATATGTATTCGCATCGTCAATAATTTCTGAAAAACTTGTCCACTGAAAAGCATTTACAAGATTAGAACTTGTACTATCTGCCGTAAGTCTTTTAACTCTTATATCAACAGGAAATGTGCCGTTTAAAACTATACTGTAATCTTTTTGATAAGCGTCAGCAGTTCTACCTCGTATTGTGTCATCAACCCTTAGTTGGTATCCACCAGCATTAAATTGAACAAATATCTGTAACCTTACTGCCGAACCAAGTATGTCTCCGTTATCCTTTGCTTCTTGCATTTGCGGAAAAGTAATTGTAACTCTAGCTCTATCAGGATTGGTATTTGGACTTTTATCTGAAATTTGTCTGGTTACACCATTTGCATCACTATTTTTAACCTCTACTCCTACAGATGTAGTAGATGCACTGCTTTCAATTCCAGAAATTTTTGATTGATTTGCAGTACCAAATCTAGGATCAAATCCTACTCCTTGAAAATTAAAATCTGTAGGTATAGGACTATTTGAGTTTGCGTTAGCTTTTAGTATTGGCGTGTCATTTAAAAATATATCTTTTTTAGCAGCATTATTATAAGCAGCAGTTCCTTTGGTATGGCCTTCTCTAGAAGCTGTAGCAAAACCTTCAATCTCACCTTCAGATATAAGATCAAGGAAAGTAGCAAACTGTCTACTATGTAAAGTATCAGGAGTTCTAGTAGGTTGAGGAGGAGTTGGAGGCGGTGGAGGACTAAAAACACCACCAGAACCAATAATTTTCTTTGGAGGTTTTGTCATGCTTGCACCTGCTCAGTATCTATAGCTCCAGAAATTACCACAGATCCAGTAATAATCTCACCATACACAACAGGCACAGGAGTGCCAGCCCTTCCTGTATTTTGAGTTCCTGCAAAATTAAAAGAAAGTCTTGGATCTCCTTCATTGCTAAACTCTCTTGGTTTTGGAATAGGTGTCAACATTTCACTGACACCGCTTAAAACTAGAGCACCTCCTAAATACGCAATACCTTTTGCGATACCTGCTTTAGAACCAAAACCTATAGCAGTTTTTGTGAAAGTTTTAAATGATAAAGGAGAAAACATAAATGCTCCTGCGATTAATGCAGCACCAAATAATATTTTTCCTACTCCTCTTCCAGCACCAGTAATTACAGGAACAATATGTATATCCTCCTGTTCACCTATTGGATGGTGTATTTCGTCTTTATCAATCGCATAGTTACCAACTTTTACCTGGTAATAATTAGGATTCATGTATTGTTCTACTTGCGGAAAATTATTAATTAAAAAACTTATAACTTTTGGAATACTGCTTGCTTGAATTTCAAATTCTTTATGACCTACAAACTCAGCAAGTTCTCCGTATAGTTTTAATTTACGCAACATAACGATACCTACCTCCAGTACATTTTTGTAACCATTGAGAATAAGG